CCGCACCGCCGGCGCGAGCCAGCAGTCGCGCGGTGTTGCGGGCCTTCTGCGCACTGGTCGCAGTCGCGTTGGCCTTGGCGGTCGTGTAGGTGTCGGACAAGGCTCCGGAGGTGGCATTCGAGACGTCGCCCGCGCCCAGCTCCCCCTGCTTCGCCAGCAGGTCGCCGAGCGCCTTCTCACGGGCCCCTGCCTCGGTCTCGTAGTTCGCCGCCCGCTTCGTCGGATCGAAGGTTTCGGTGACGAAGTCCTTCGTGGCGTCGTTGGCCTTGTCCTGGATCGCGGCCTCGGTCTCGGCGCCCAGGGCGGCTGCGCGGCGTCGCTCGTCTGCGGCCTGGTCAGCCGAGTAGACGCTGGTGGCCGTTCCGGCCAAGGCTGCGCCAAGGGCGACGGCTTCTGCTCCGGTGCACATCGGTACTGCTCCTTATCGGGTGATGCGGCCGCCGGTGCCGCCGCTGTTGCCCGACGTCGAGATGCCGCCGCCGGAAGGGAACGCGCTCTTTCCCGCGGTGACACCTTGCTGGTACTGCCGCTGCGCGTTCAGGTTGTTGATGTCGTCGAAGAAGCCGCCGATGTCGGTGGCCAGCGCCGCGTCGCGCGCCTCGTTGGCGTTGTTCGTGAGCGCGGAGAAGGAGGCCGACAGCGCGTCCGACTGGCTCATGCCGTTGCGGATGTTGTTGATCAGGCCCACGCGGGTCTTCTCGTCGGCCGATCGGGCGGTGTTGCCGGCGGCCAGCGCGGCATTCCCGGCCTCGAGCGTGCCCTCGTTGAAGCGGTCGAGCAGCTCCGAGTTCTGATCGATGTCGGCGCTGCCGCCGCCCAGGCCCTGCCGAGCCAGCTGGAAGCGGGTGCCGCGCTCGGCCTTGTCGCGGTCCTCACCCAGCTTCGTCAGCAGCCGCGCGCTGGCGTCCGAGGTGATGGTGCCGTACAACTTCTCACGCTCGGTGGCGTTCTTGTCGCGCGCGGCGGTGTCGTAGCTCTCCACCACCCGGGTTGCGGGCGTGTCGACCATGACGTTGTTGCCGTACTGGTCCTGACTCCAGGTGCTGCCACCGGGGATGTCGCGGTACACCGGCGCGCCCAGGCCCTTGCCGAACACGGCGTTGATGGCGTTGATCGCCTCGTCCTGCTCCGCCTTCATCTGGGCCTGACGCTCGGCCACGCCGCCGTCACCACCGCCACCGCCATACAGGCGATTCCCCATCGGCAGGGTGCTGCGCTTCAGTGCGAGGAGGTCGATCACGGGAAATCCTTCTGGTTCATGACGTAGAGCTGGCCCACCGGCTCGAAACCCACCGCCCGGTACAACCGGTCGGCCTCGGCGCTCTTGGCCGCCGTCGCCGGCCGCAGCTGCTTCGCGCCAGAGGACACGCACCAGCGAATCCAGGCCCTCACCAACATCAGCGCGGCACGGCTGCCCCGGTGCTCAGGGCGAACATAGAGGAAGTGCTCGATTCCCATGCAATCCGACGTGTACCAGGGTTCGATCACGTCGCCGTAGATGCAGCCGGTGATCGCACCGCCCTCCCCCTCCACGGACACCGCCAGGAACGCCCCCTTGATGCCGCGGCGCATGAACTCGCCGGCCTTGTCGGGCGCGTAGGTCAGCGCGGCGAAGCTGCTGCCCGCGAACATGTCCACGCCCATCTCCACCAGGGTCGGGATGTCGGCCTCGGTGGCCAGGCGCAGCTTCGTCACCGCAGCAGCTCGTAGTGGTACGTGAACTGATGCACCTCGAACTCCTGGTCATCGTAGTTCCGGATGACAGTGGCGAGGTTCGTGGTCACGAGTTCGACCGGATACAGGTCGCCCGGCTGCGTGTCGCCGGTGATGCTCACGGGTGGCGACGTGATGAGGCTCGGGCTGCGCGGGTCGAACCGCTGCGAGATCTCGCCTATGCCTGTGAAGGAGGCGTCCAGGCCATAGACCTGCTTGTCCACGCCCGGCGCCTTGAAGTCGGAGTAGGCCGTTTCCGCGACCACCTCGTACGGCACGCCGTCGTCGGTCCATGCGTCGATGTCGATGCGGTAGATCTCGTTGCCCGAGCGGATGTAGGGCACGGCGTCGAGCTCGTCGATGTAGTCGAGCGTGAACGGGAACTCGTAGAAGGACCAGGCCGAGATCTTCGAGGAGCGGCTGAAGGTGAAGACCACGGCCTTGTGCTCGGCGTAGAGCCAGTACTGGCCGGTGCTGCGCAGGTACTGGGCCTTGGCGTCAGGGAGGTAGATGAACTGCCCCTGCAGCAGCTGCAGGTCGATCGGAGACCCCACGTCCGAGTCGATCAGACTCTCGGTGTTCGACTGCCGCGTGATCGTGCGGACACCGCCCGGGGACATGAAGAACACGTCGCTGTTCATGTTCTGGTGGGCGTAGGCCAGGCGAGTGCCGATGTCCACGGCCGTGAGGAACTGGTGGTTCGCCGGGTCCGGGTCGACCTGCCAGAGCTGAGACGAGTCCGGGAAGAACACCACCAGGCGGTTCTGGTAGTTGCCCACGGCCACGCAGTCCTTGTTTCCCGACTGTTGCAGGCCCACCGGCAGGAAGCCTGCGTCATCGGCCGTCGTCCAGTCGCGCGGGGCGTTCGTGGCCGAGAACTTCACGACGTCGCCCAGCGGTGAGAACAGCTTCGACGCGGCCTTGGCAACGCCCGTCGAGTGCGGCGCGTCGGTCACGTGGGTGGCGCTCGGGGCCGCATCCAGGTAGTGGTGCAGCGGGATCTTCTGCGGGCCGAGCACGATGTGGTTGTCCCAGTGCTGGGCCACCACGTACGGGATGCCGTTGAACATCTCCATGGCCAGCACGCCCGAAAGCTTGAACAGGCCGTCCGGCCCGAAGACGCCCAGCACGTCCTGGAGCTGGTTGTTCTTGAGCAGCGGGTTCGGGTGCGTCACCAGCGGGTAGCCGGGCACGGGGATCTGGAAGGTGTTGAGGACGCCGCCGCCGGCGAACATGCCCACGGTGCCGGGCTGCAGCGTTGCGACCTTGCGGACCCCGTTGCGCTTGCGGATGGTCTTGCCGCTGGTGATGTACGCGTTCTTGAGCACGCGCAGGCGGTTGGCGTCCGCGGTGCTGGCGCCCTTGCGGAGGTCGAGGCCCAGGCCCCACTCGTTGAAAGTGATCTTGGACATGCGGTCAGCGGGGGTAACCGTAGTACCGGTCCTTGGCGGTGCCGGAGCCGCAGTAGCCGGGCGTGGACTTCGTGAACACGGTCTTGCCCCGGTGCATGGCCTTCAGGCGGACCAGAAGCGCGTCGGCTTGCGCCTGGTAGTTCGCGGCGTCCTGCTGCTTGTAGTGCGCCTTCGCGTTCGACAGCGCCACCAGGAACACGTCACGATCCGGGAGGCTGCAGCGGTCGTTGCTGTCGGTGAATCGGCCGAGCGTGCGCACGTACTCGATGCGCACCTGGTAGATCGCGTTCGGGACCGGCCACAGCTCGATCTGGTCGCGGCGCTCATAGGCGAGCGGCGAGTTTCCGAGGTCGACGCTGCGCTGCTCGAGCGAGATCCCCTCCTCGAGCTGCTGCCACTCGCCACCGTCCCAGACGGCGATGCGCTGGATGCGCTCGACGTTGCAGTCGGCAGGGTAGTCCATGTACTGCTGGGCCACGCCAACGTCGCGCTCCTCGACCGCGCACAGCTCGCGCCAGTCGCAGACGGGGTAGAGCTGCTCCTGCGCGTCCTGCAGGAAGCTGTCCATGATCGGGCTGTTGACGATGCCGGCGTTGCCGGACTGGCCGAAGCCCAGCCGCCGCTGGAGGTCGGCGCGCAGCTGCCCCAAGGTCTTCTTTAGCGGCAGGGCCATGGTTCAGGACGCCTTCTTGGCTGCAGTCTTCTTGGCTGCGGTCTTCTTCGCCACCGCGCGCGGGGCGCCACCGGCCTCGATGCGGTCGAGCTTGTCGATCAGGCCATCGGCGTCATCGAAGACACGCTCGGCGTAGCTCTGGGCCGAGTCCTGGGGGTAGCCGTAGCGCTGCACCAGGCGCGCGAACTCGTCTTCCGGCTCGAAGGTGAATTCGTTGAGACCCGTCGGGAGGTCCGCGGTCTCGTCGATCTCGACGCGGTGGGCACCGTGCACGGCGACGAGCACGAGCACCTCATGGGTCGGCACCACGGTCGGGATGATGGCCACCGCGTCCTGCCGGATCTTGGCGACCACGTAGGGCACCGTGCGGGAGGACGGAGAAGCGTCGATTTCGATGTCGTCGTCCGGCGTCGTGGGATTGGTCGATTCGCTCATGGTCAGGTCTCCAAAAAACGGGGCGCGGAGGCCCCGAAAAGGCCCAGGGGCGGGATGCCCCCGGGCGCGGCAACGCAGGGGGATCAGGCGATCGACACGACGGCTTGCGCGTTGCGCTTGTCCATGGACAGGCCGTACTTCGAGGTCTGGGCGAAGTAGTAGACGTACTGGTCGATCGGGCGGCCCGGGTAGCGCGTGCGCAGCCAGTCGTCCTCGTCCTTGTTCAGCCACAGCGACTTCAGGTCCAGCATGTAGCAGCGCTTGGCCCAGGTGATGGCCGGCGCGGCCCCGTCGAAGTTCGTGTCGAAGTCCGGCACCCACACGAGCGGAATGCCGTCGAACTTGATCTCCTTCGTCGCCAGGTCGATGCTCAGCGTCGAGCCGCCCGAGTACTGGATCTGCGTCTGGTTCGCCGCGATGGCGGCGTTGCGAACGAAGTCCAGGAAGTCGGCCCCGACGAAGATGTGCGTCATGCGCCCCTTCGTGCGGCGGATCGCCCGCTTGGCCTTTTCCATCGCGTCCAGCACCGCAGCCAGGCGCGCGGTCGCGTCAGCACCGGTGATGCCGGTCTGGGCGTAGTTGCGCCAGTAGGTCGCGTTCGCAGCATTCAGGCCGCCGATGACGCCCGTGTTCGGAGTCAGCGACACCAGCGCGTCGATGCCGGGCTTGGCATCGGCCGCCTGGGTGCCGTCGAGCCACAGGGACTTGTGGATGAAGTCGAGTGAGCCCTCGTCGAGCGCCTTGAACTTGCTGGTGAGCATGTTCGTCAGCTGCACCAGCTCGTTCCGGGTGGTCGTCGACTTGCCCTTGTCGTCGAGGACCTTGATGCCGTTGCGCATCAGCTCGTCCTCGTTGACGGTGAAGCCGTCGTGGTGGTTCATCCACTGGTACTTCGCCAGCTCGTTCGGCTCACGCGTGTTGTACGTGACCTTGGCGTTGCCGGACCAGAACTGGCCGTTCGCACCGTTCGAGACGTAGATGTTCTCGTTCAGGTACTCCTTGCCGCCTTCCAGCGGCTTGGCTTTCGGCAGCAGCGTGTCGAGCAGCGGGCGCTCGACGT